CTAAAAGGTAAAAACGGTTTATATACACCGGCATCTTTTAGCCACATTTACAAACTAAAGACTACCCAAATGTCTAATGATAAAGGCACGTGGTTTGGTTGGGAAGTGAGTAAAGTTGGTCCTATTACTGACGCAAGTATCTATCAACAAGCTAAAACTTTTTCTGACAGCATCTCTAAAGGTGCAGTAAAAGCAAAGCATGGTGAGCAGAAACCAGCAGAAAGTAGCAGCATTATATAATCCCTTCGGGGTATGTGCACAGCGTGGGCCACAAGGGAGACTAAGTGGCCCTCGTAGACAGGATAACTATGCAAGAGTATATAAAAATATTTAATGGCTATAGACATGCGTATGGAATCGCAGATTGGACTAACGCAATTGTCGACCCAGAAAGCGGAAAGCAAAAACCTAATTACAGATGGACATACGAAGAATTTACAGACACAATTTATCAAGAACATTTAGAAGGTAAAGTATCTGTTGGTATACAGCCAACAAATGAAAGCGGTGATGCTAGATTTGGAGTAATAGACATAGACCCTAAAAAATATGAAAACTTTGATAAACAATTTTATCTAGAAACTATTCAACAATACAAACTACCACTCATACCTATTGAATCTAAAAGTGGTGGACTACATCTATATTTATTTATGAATGAGTTTGTACAATCAACAATTATTGTATCATTCTTAAGCAATCTATTACCTTTGTTTAATCTTAAACCAGACACAGAAATATTTCCAAAACAAACACAACTAACTAAGGATCCGGAAACAGGGATCATAAAACCAGGACAGTTTATTAACCTGCCATATTATGGTGGACAGCGTAAAGCTATTAACATTGATGGTACATTTTTTACATTAGAACAATTTATAAAAGTTGTGGATGCAAATATAACTACAACAGATGATTTAAAGTCTTTGACAGAAGAAATGGAAAAACAATCTATGGAAGGTGTTGATGAAGATTTTTTAGAAGGACCACCTTGTCTTGCTTTAATATCTAAAATATCTAATCAAAATAGTTTTGATGGCAAAGATAGATTTATGTACAATTATCATGTGTTTGTTAAGATGAAGTATCCAGACACATGGGAACAGAAAGTAAAAAATGCACCGGTAAAATATTTTGCAAGAGAACATGCAAACGCATGGGACGACAATAAGTTAAAACAAAAAACAAGATCATGGAACAGATCAGAAAAAGGTTTTACTTGTAATCAAAGTCCTCTTAGTGATTTTTGTAAGAAAGGTATTTGTGTAAAAAAGAAGTTTGGTATACTAGCGGGATCAAAAGGACAATATCCTGTGCTAACAAACTTAAGAAAGATAGACATAGAACCAGATCCAGAATACGAATTTGATGTAACTAAACCAGATGGTATTGGTAAGGCTACTGTGCATTGCAAAACAATTGAGCATGTAACAGATCAACGTAAACGTAGAAACTCAATAGCTAAAGCTGCAGGATTTCCACCACCAATTATAAAAGCACCAGAAGATCAAACAGTATTAGAAGCATTGTTTCAAACACAAAAAGTAATTAATCCTCCTGTAGGTACGTCACCAAAAGAAAAACTACATGATGTATTACACGCAAAAATAAATGGACCTAAAGCTATGAACGATGCAGCATTTAAATCTGGAACTGTGTTGATAGAAGATGGTTATGCATACTTTAAGTTTGACAAATTCTACGACAAACTAAGATCCAAGAATTGGAAACACGGCGAAGATAAGACAGGTGTAATGATGAAAACTAATTACAAAAAATGTGACATACAATTTTTAGAACAAAAACGATATCCAACAAAAGAAAAAGGTAAGTACAACACACCGACAAAAAATATTGTAATGATTAGTATAGAAGAATTTGAAGACATAGAAATAAATCATACTAAAATAAAACATAACACGGAGATAATGTAATGAAACATTTTATAAGAATACATCAAGGAATAGAACATAAAGTTTTAGGTTCTAAAGATGACAGAAAAATTTGTGATGGATGTAGAATAGAATTTAATCAAAAAAATTTTCAAATAGCTAGTCCCAAAACAGATAGAAAAACTCAAGTAATTTATAAAAGATTAAAAAATAAATGTAAAAATTGTGAAAACCCTTTACGTAATATAAGAAACAATTTAGAAAAACATCCAAGCACTCCACCAAAAACAAATTATTGTGAACATTGTGGTAAAGGTAATACTAAAATTGTATTACATCATAACCATGCAACAGGTAAGTTTGTAAGATGGGCATGTATAAATTGTAATAGTAGGTTTGTACATAATACATTAGAAGAACATATGAAAGATGCAGAAAGGTGGTATCAAGAATGATTAGAAAAATATTAGGTCCTCCTGGTACAGGTAAGACAACCAAACTTATTAAGTATGTAAAAACATTTGTTAAACTTGGTACACCTATTGATAAAATAGGTTACTTTGCATTTACTACTAAAGCTGCTAACGAGGCAATAGATAGAATGTTAGACGCATATCCTAAATTACAAAGAAAAGATTTAAAATATTTTAGAACATTACATTCATTAGCTTTTAATCAATTAGGTATAAAAAAAGCGCAAGTAATGCAAGACGAACACTACGAAGACATAGGTAGAAAACTAGGTATAGAAGTTACAGTTTATTCTAATGGAGAAGAGAAAACTGGATTTGTAGACTCTGATAGCGAATATTTTAACATTATTAATGCAGCACGAATTAAAAATGTATCTATTGAAGAAGAATACAATACAGACATGTATTCAGAAGACATAGATAAACATCAGTTACAAATTTTAAAAGACGAAGTAGACAATTATAAGACAGCTTATGGGCTAGTAGATTTTACTGACATGATTGAAAAATTTAATGTGGCAGAATTGTGTCCAAAATATGACGTAATATTTGTTGATGAAGCACAAGATTTATCGCCAATACAGTGGAAAATGTACGATATACTTAAGAAAAATTCTAAATATGTTATACTAGCAGGTGATGATGATCAAGCTATTTATGGTTGGGCTGGTGCAGATGTTAAACGATTTCAAGATGAGCCGGCTAAAGACATAATCTTGCCACAATCTTACAGAGTACCGATGCGAGTACAACACATAGCTCATCAAATACTAGATAGAATACCAGATGACCGTAAAATTAAAAAACTATGGGCACCGCGTCCGGAATCAGGGACCGCAAATCATATAACTTCAATTGAAGATGCACCATTGCATGATGGTGATTGGCTAGTACTTGCAAGAACAAATGATAAACTAACAAAATTAAAACCAATATTAAAAGATATGGCTATTTACTTTGAAATAAAAGGTAGAAAGAGTTATAAGACAAGATTGTATAAATCGATACAGGACTACACACGTTGGACCAATGGAGACAAACTATCTTTGTCTGAAATAAAAGACTTATTTGAATTTTTAGAAGAAGAAGCACCTAAAGAAGAAAGAATGTATGATTTATTTGAATGGGGTTATTCTAAAACACAGCGTTGGTTTGATGTTTTTAAAACAGATCCAGAAGAAAGTTTATATATTAGAGAAATGTTAAGATTGGGTGAAGAATTATCTAAACCTGCAAGAGTAAAATTATCTACAATACACGCAGCAAAAGGTGGTGAGGCCACAAATGTTTTATTAATTTTAGATAACACAAAAAAAATAAGAGAAGCAATAGAAAGAAGTGAAGATAAATACGATGAAGAACAAAGAGTTTGGTATGTGGGTGTAACACGTACAAAACAAAATCTATATATACTAACAGCTAAATATGAGGACAAAGGTTATGACATCGAAAGTTTGGGATAAACAACACGGAGGATCACATTATCAAAAATACAAAATACAGCCAAGCAAATTTGTAGTTGAGAATGAGTTGTTATATCCGGAGGGTTGTGCTATAAAGTACATAATAAGACATCGTGATAAAGGAAAAAAACAAGACTTGGAAAAAGCAATACATTTTATAGAAATGATAATTGAAAGGGACTATGGAACCAAATAATCATATACCAGCCTACATGGGTTTGTTTACTTGTTTATTAATTCTTTGTTATTTAATCTTATGAAAATACCTACATTTAGTGCGCAGACAGAATGGGTAATACCCACAGAATTTCCAGACCTTAGACAGGTTGACGAAATTGCAATTGACTTAGAAACAAAAGACCCAGACCTAATTAAAAAAGGATCTGGATCTATTATTGGTAATGGTGAAGTTATAGGAATAGCTGTAGCAACAACACATTACAAAGGATACTTTCCTATCGCACACGAAGGTGGTGGCAACATGGATCGTAAAAAAGTTTTAGAATGGTTCCAAGATATTCTTAAAACAGAATCAACTAAAATATTTCACAATGCAATGTACGACGTATGTTGGATCAAAGCTATGGGTTTAACTATCAATGGTATGATTGTTGATACAATGATAGCTGCAGCTGTAACTGATGAAAACAGATTTAGATATGATCTTAATAGTTTATCTTGGAAGTATTTAGGTTTTGGTAAGAACGAAGCCGCACTTGCAGAAGCAGCAGCTGAATGGGGCATAGATCCTAAATCAGAAATGTACAAATTACCATCATTAAATGTCGGTAGTTATGCTGAACGTGATGCAGAAGCTACGTTTGGTTTATGGCAAGAAATGAAAAAAGAAATTATTGCACAAGACTTACAATCTATTATGGAATTAGAAACAGATTTATTTCCTTGTCTGGTTGACATGAGATTTAAAGGCGTAAGAGTAGATGTAGAGGCAGCACACACATTAAAGAAAGATTTAATTAATGAAGAGAATGAATTATTAAATGCTATTGAAAAAGAAACTAATGTAAGACCACAGATTTGGGCCGCAAGTAGTATTGCAGATGTATTTGAAAATTTAAAAATACCTTTTGAACGTACAGAAAAAACACAAGCACCAAGTTTTACAAAAAACTTTTTACAAGAACATAAACATCCTGTTGTTAATATGATTGCAAAAGCAAGAGAAGTTAACAAAGCACACACAACTTTTATAGATTCTATTTTACGATACGAATATAAAGGTAGAATACATGCAGAAATAAACCAATTAAGAAATGCAGGTGGTGGTACAGTTACAGGTAGATTCTCATATCAGAACCCTAATTTACAACAGATTCCAGCACGTAACAAAGACCTTGGACCTAAGATAAGGTCGTTATTTATACCCGAGGAAGGCCATAGATGGGGTTGTTTTGACTATTCTCAACAAGAACCTAGGTTGGTAGTGCATTATGCTGCTTTATACAAATTACCTTCTGTTTATGATGTAGTAGATGCGTATCAAAATGATGCTGACTCAGACTTTCACCAAACAGTAGCAGACATGGCAGAGATACCAAGATCACAAGCTAAAACAATTAACTTAGGATTATTTTATGGTATGGGTAAAGCTAAACTACAGGCAGAGTTAGGTGTTAGTAAAGACAAAGCTGCAGAATTATTTAATACGTATCATGGTAAGGTACCGTTTGTAAAACAGCTTATGGAAAAAGCATCTAACAGAGCACAAGACCGTGGACAAATCCGTACATTGTTAGGACGACTATGCAGGTTTCACTTATGGGAACCTAATAGTTTTGGTATGCACAAAGCCATGTCACACGAAGATGCATTGGCGGAACATGGACCGGGGATCAAAAGAGCATACACATACAAAGCGTTAAATAAATTAATACAAGGTAGTGCAGCTGACATGACAAAAAAATCTATGTTAGAATTATACAAAGAAGGAATTGTAGCACACATACAAATTCATGATGAGTTATGTTTGTCCATAGAAAATGACGCACAGGCAAAAAAGATTGTTGAGATTATGGAGCAAGCTGTTACTTTAGAAGTTCCAAACAAAGTTGACTATGAACACGGTAAAAACTGGGGAGCAATAAATGACTAATGGCTTATCTTAATGCAAACATACCAATCATAGAGTGTTACGTAAGAGGTAACTATCTTAGAGATCAAAAAGATTCACACGATAAATATTTTGAATGTGGTGTATTTGGTTTTAGTTCTATACCAAACAGAGTGCCGTTGTTTCATTTTCTTATGGAAGATGGTGGTCTATGGTGGCGAGCACCTATCTCAGCTTTCTGTACAAAACCTGGAGTTAAAGAATTACCACTTGATGAGTTAGTTATGTGGGACAGCTTTAGCTATAATGTAAGTGTCACAACTTTTTATGAATTAGCCGGTGCCACCATGCAATACATATCTAGACGTAAGGTAAAACGTAAAGGTAAATACTTATTTACAATAGACTGGTGTTCAGGAGACTTTAACGAATTAAATTTTGGTTATGCAGAAAAACCAGACCAACATAAGTGTGGTCATGTACTACAATTAGAGGACGGAAACTTTGCAATACAGCCCAATAACAGGCTTAAAATGTATGATGCATCAATGGGTGTGGACCCATCAAAAACCTTGATTAATAGACTAGTAACCAGTAAGATATATTCCGTTGAAAATTCAGCTAAATGGATTACCGATGAACACGAACAAGGTAGTTATGATTATCAGCTGAGAAACTTGGAGGAAGACAATGATAAATAAATACAAAGATAAATTCTTAGTATGGCAACTACACAACAGAAGAGAAATTGTGTGTGCTGTAGCAGGATTTATATTAGGAGCCATAATATTTTAATTTATGCCCGGAGATTGTGCTTATGGATTACAGATTCACTGCAATACTGATAATATTGTTATGTTTACTAGCCTTTTGTGTAAGGCCGGTTCAGCACACTCCATTGAAAATTGAGCTAAAAGATAATATAATTCCCTTACCAAAACCAAAAATAAATGATTGACAAATTTTTATACAAATTATTTGGGGGATTAGATATTCTCTGTGAATGGATAGCAAACAAACTATCCGGACCAAGGTGTCAATGTAAAAAGAAAAAAGATTCTAAAAGAACTTATAAACATAAAAAAGATCACGACACGGACATAAGTTTTGAGAATGAGGTAAACAATGGCAAATAAACCACTCAACATATCTGAATCAGCAGCTGTGCAGATGCCGA